GGGTATGACCATAATGCTGATCCCCCTTCTCCTCAAATAGATGTTTGGTTAGATCTTGCTTATTTAGATGCAACAGGTAGGGGGGATTACTTATTAGGAGATATTTATTTACGTGATGGTAATGGGGTTATTTTAGATGGAATATCTTTAAATCAAGTTACATCAGCATCAGCGGAGTGGCAAGATATAGGTACAGATTGGTATATTGATACATCTGATGTTCAAATTTATGATGGTGGTATAATGATAACAGGTTTTAGAAGATGGAATATAGATGGCGGTGCATGGAACTCGGGTTCAATAACAAGTGTATTTGAAGAATCAGGTGATGTAGTATTTGAGTTTTATAAAGAAGAACCTACGAGATGATTAAAAAAATATTAAAAGGCTATTATAATTTTATTAGAAACTATTTAGGGTTTATCTCTAAAGAAGAAAAAATAGTATATGATTATAGATATAAAATATGTTTAAAATGTAAATATTTAACAAAAACATACTTTTGTAAGTTATGTTCTTGTTATGTTCCAGCAAAGGTTGCTGTTTATTATGATATTGATAAGGATGGTAACAGTATTAACGGTTGTCCAAAAAAATATTGGTAATGAATAAATAAATAAAAAAGTATAATGTCAGATAAATTAGATCAAAGGTTTAGTGCTTCAAATCCAAAGAATCAAAGGGAAAATGAAGGATCGGTTCAAGTTACATTACCCGTTGATGAACTTGGTGTGTTAAACCCTAATTATGCATTATCAGCTGTTCAAACATTTAATACATTTAATAGAGTTGCAAATGAAATGTTTGGAATAGAAGTTAGATGGTTTAGAGCTGTTCCACAACAAAGATCAAAGGATGTTATTTTTAAAGAATATACATTATCTTGTGTTGAAGATGAACCACTATGTCTTAAAGTTGTTGTCCCAGATGGTAATTTTCCAGATTCTAAATATCAATATGACTTAATGGGATTAGAATATGAAGTTCCAACAGAAATTCAAATTGATAAAGCTTATTGGGAAAGTATAGCTGGACAAGGTACAGCTCCCCAAAAGAAGGATATTGTTTATGTTGCTATACCTAATAAATTATACCAAGTAGAATCTTCTTACTTAAAGAGGGGGTTTATGGAACAAGAAACAACTTGGGTAATAAACCTTAGAAAATACAGCCCAGAGTCTTCCAGAAAAGAGGGAGAGGCACTTAAAGAAACTATTAATAAGTATACAGTATCAGAAGAAGAAATCTTTGGTGATGCTCAGAAGGCCGAGAGAGATAAACTAAGAAATGATAAGCAAATGTCACCATTTAATTCAACGGAAAGAGATGAACATAAGAAAGTAGATGAAGATCTTAAGATAGTTGTTACAGATACAGAATTTTATGGAACTATTTTCTCACAAGCTTATTATGATATGAATAGTTCTAATGAAGATACTTTAGTTGAATATACAAATCCAGCTGGGGATCAAATAAATTTAGATAGAGACAGGGCATTAACTTCATGGATACGACCCGTAGACAAATATACTGAATATAATGTGCTTAAAATAGCTCCTTATAACGCTTCATATCCACCTGCTAATTATAAAATAGAAATAAAAGGACAAAGAGAAAGATTTAAAAAAGGAGACTTTTTCACCATTTATAGGTCTGAGGCTATAAATTTTTATGCAGAAGTAATAGATGATTCACTGTCACATAATGGTGTTTATCATTGTAAGATTGATGAAGATGTAATAAATCACTTGAGCACTATTTCACCAAATTGGAATAATTTAAAAAATTATAAATTAAAAGCTAAGAAGCCTATTTGTTTAATTAATGGAATAGGTAAAACATCTGATGTATCATTTACTGCACATGTATTAGCAAATCAATACATTAAAATAAAATATGGTTCACAAGAATACATATCCATAATGGATAGAAAAATTAATGATAATGAGTGGTATGGTATAGTTGTAAATATAGGAAACACATGGAATCAATATAATGTATATGTTTGGGAACAACACCCTAGTGATACTTTAAATAAGTTAAGAATTAGGTATTATGATACATTAAGAATAACTCCAGAAATAGTTTCATTAGATAAATATACATTAGAGAGGTCATCTTCTCATATGACAAACATTAGATTATTTATGACAACTATTGAAGAAGAAAAGCAACCAAAAGAATTATTATCATTCTTTACTAAAGATGCTGAACAAGCTCTTATCTTAGATAACTGCGATCCTAAATTCCGTGCACCTTATATAAGTAGACAAAGATAATATATATTGAAATATATGTACCCTTAAAATTTGTTATTATGAAACAAAAAGAAGAAAGAAAAGAACTTGAAAAAATATTAGAAGCTAGTTCAGAGAAAATAGGAAACGAACCCAATGATACTCCTGAGTTAGCAATGGACCCCGCTTTTGACATAGATTTTGAAAAACTACAAAAGGATTGTAAGAAAAGGGCAAAGAAAATGATAACAAATGCAACGGGATTTATGTTAACCGATGAATTAGTTAAAGAAAATCCTTATTTAAAGAATAAAATGGAAGTTGATGTCATATCTTTATCTGGTATGTTATATCAATTATCTGTAAATGAAACAATGCAAAAGGCATTAATGGAAGAAGTTAGATCTGGTGCATTGCATCCAAGAATGTTTGAAGTTTTTGGTCAATTATCTAAAACGGTTGGTGAATTAAATAAACAGTTATTACAGACTGTTGAAGCTATAAAGGCAACATATAGAGATATAAAACATGATATACGACAAAAAAATGAAGAGATGGCACAAATATCTGATGGAGTTACAAAAAACTCTAAAGGAATTTTAATTACTGGAACAAAGGAATTAATAAAAGAGACCAAAAAATTAAAGCAACAAAAATATAATAACGATGATATTCAAGATGTTGAATCAGAGGAAATAGAATAAAATGGCTAATATAGTATGGAATACTAATCTCATTAATGAAACAATAGATAAATTAAGACAGGGTGCTGAAGTAGATTTAGGGTGTTTTTATGATAGAAACCCAGAATTAAAGGCGGCCAATATAACGTTTCAACTTACTCATGAGGAAGAAGAAGAATTTGTAAAATGTTCTAATGATATAGAATATTTTGTTGAAAATTATTGTAAGTTCTTAACTGATGCTGGTAGAACTACTGTTCCTCTTAGAGAATTTCAAGCTGATATATTAAATTCATTAGGTGATGAAGTTTGGATTCCATCAATAGAAGATTTTGGTCCCAAGATAAGAAACTATATTTTAATGGCTAGTAGGCAGACAGGAAAAACAACCACAATTGCTGCCTATTTTGCTTGGTACATGTGTTTCCATACAGATAGAAACTTAGCTATATTGGCCAATAAACAGGTTACTACAATAGAAATTGTTGATAAAGTTCTTCAAGTTTTTAAAGGCCTACCTTTCTTTATGAAGCCCGGTATTACTAGTTTTGGTAAACTTGGTATGAGACTAGATAATGGCTGTATGTTAACTTCTCAAGCTACTACTAAAACTGCTGTACTTGGTTTTGCTATTCACGTTTTATACATCGATGAGTTTGCTCACATTCAACAAAACATTGCAAGAGAATTCTGGAGAGCAGTTTATCCTACACTATCATCTTCTATAATATCACAATGTATTATATCATCAACTCCATATGGTCAAGATAATCTATTTTTTGAAATATGGGATAAGGCAACAAGAGGTGAAAATTCATTTGTATATAAAAGAGTTGATTATTGGGAAGTTCCTGGTCACGATGAAGAGTGGGCGGCAAAGATGAAAAGAGACTTTGGAGAAGAGGAATTTGCTCAAGAATTTGAGTTAAAATTTGATATTAAAGCCAATAACCTATTAACATCAAGACAATTATCATGGATTAAAAGATTAACAAAAATATATGATTATGATTTTAAAGAACTTGAAAAATCTGATTTAGATGATGAGTTATATTATAATTTAAGATGGAGAAATGACTTTGATCCTAATGATGATTTTGACCCTAAAACATCAAGATTTGCTATTACTATTGATATTGCTGAAGGAAAAGAACCAGAAGAGAAAAAGGATAATGATTATAATGTAGCTTCTATTCATCAAATAAAATTAAAAAGTTTAGCTAAATTAAGAAAATTAAGAGTAGATGAACATAGAATTGAAAATATGTTCAGAATAGAACAAATTGGATTATATAGAGATAACATATATGATGAAGAT